CCTAGTTTTCCGAACATAGTCTCTAGGCCGTCGACTATACGCGTCTATGTTCTAATTAATTGTATAGTGAGTTTATTATACACAAAAAAAGGGCGGCCATAAAGACCGCCCTTAAATTTAATACTTATACGCTAGTATTATGAAGTTGGTAAGTTTCCGTTACCAAATACACATCTAGGGTCAGACCAGCCGAAGCTGTATCTTTCTCTAGCTTTGAATCTAACGTTGCCAGTATCGAAGTCACCTTCCATAGCAGTTTTAATTGGACTTCTTACGAAGTGTTTAAAACCGTTTGGTGCATCAGTCATAATGAAAAATGAATCAGTGTCAGTTAAGAAATTATTGATTCTGTAACCTTCAGGGATCATTCCCATGTTAACTAGTGCGTTGATGTCGTTATCTGCAGTACCGACTCTTTGAGGAGACTTCATTAGTCTTTCAGCAGTAAATTGTAATTCTTTTGGAATTATCATTTTTCTACCTTGAAGAGCTATTTTTAAGCCTCTTTCATCAACGAAACCAGCAATATCAATTAGAGATTGCTCTAAAGATGTTTCGTTTAGGTCAGCTGCTGTAGCTAACACGTTCGAGAAAGTTCCACCAGTTGCAAGTGGGTGAGATGCATTAATTAATGATACTCCATCTCCTCCATTGAAACCAGAAGATTTCTGAGCGTTGTTTAGTACAGACGCAGCTTTAACTTGTTTTGTATTAGACATAGATCTTGCTAATGCTCTAGTATATCTAGCAGCAAGTCTGTCATACAAGTTATCTTCGATTGCTTCCTCAGTAATAGAGAATGCTAAAGCGATAGTTTCGTGAGTGTATCTAGCTGTGAAAGTTTCACCTGCTTGATCAAACACTACTCCAGCACCTTCTTGTTTAACTGGTGCAGAAGCAAATCCGCTTAACATTACTTCTTCTTCAAAAGCTCTGTCAGATGTTTCAGACGGGAAAATCTCCGCATGTTGATTTTCGTATCTGTTATATTCCAGGCCGAACAAGGCGTTCAATCCTGGCTCTAGTTCTTTAACTAGCTGTGATCGTGATATAGCCATGATTTATCCTCCTTATGCTAATCCTGTACCACTTCTAAAGAAGTGATTGTTGATTCTTACAAGTATGTTCGCATTTGCAGCACTTGTGTCAGAATTATCTGGATCTTGCGAAATATCAATCGCTTGAACAGCGAAAGTTGTCGTAGTTCCAGAAGCACCAACATCTAGTTGCACTTTTGAGATACCTGTTTGCGTTACACCCGTGTTGTTTGTAACAGAGTAGTTTTTAAATAGATCCGCTCTTGTAAAAGCAGCATCAGCGTCCATTAAAAATACTGCATCTGGGTCATCAATGATATAAGCAGTAATATCGCTTGCATTGACTGAACCAGGGTAGTAATTTTTATATGTTGGCTTTTGCGTTGTAGGATCTGTGTAAAACACTCCGTTAAATACGCCCACAGTAGCAGTACCGTTTCCAGCAGTATGTCTTTCAATATTACCAGCTGATGTTGGGATTACCAAATCACCTTGATAAATTGCAGTTCCATAATTTGCCTTAATCGTGTACCTATTCTGAGCTCCAACTAATGGTGTACCGTCTAGTTTTCTGTACGGTCTTAGACCGAACTTTTCACTTACGTTTGCCATTTTTTTATACTCCTTAGTTTATACAATTAAGAGCTTCCGATTGTGGGATAGGTATTACTAAAAAATTAGTCTTTCCTTCGACCACCAAAGGTTACTCTACTCTGCCTCTCAATATTGATAGGCATTTCAGGTCGTTGTTCCTTCATAAGATCATTGTCAACCGCGTTCATTTGATCTTGAGTAATTCTACTGAAATACTCCGCACGTGCTTTCAAGATCTCTTCTGGTATCCTTGCCAACACAAGGCCCCCAATTCCAATACACCCTTGATATTGTCCCTGTTTTATAATTGGATATTTATCTAAGTCAGAGTTGTTTTTAATTTCCTCTGCTCTAACAAAATCCCAACCTTCTCTGAGTTTTTTGGTTACATTTGCCGTATCCTCAAAACCAGCCACAGATGTTCTAATCCAACGATGGGCATAACCCTGTGGAGCAGGTGGTGCATCCAAACTGGATGGTGGAGTCCAACTAGTTTTTTTCATATCTGTTTTTCTAGTTTCTGACTCGCGTGAGGTTCTTTTTATATTATCCATTTGCATTCTCCTTCACGTATTTTGCGTATTCCTCTAGTGGCACCCCTAGTTTTTTAGCAATAGCTATTTGTGACTTGGTGAGTTTCACACTTCGGCGTCCGCTTTGGTTTCTTTGTGCAGAAGCAACAGTTTGGACGGGTTTCTTTTGCTCCTGTTTTTGATCAAATTTATGAGGAAAATTTTCTCTCATAACTTTGTCAATCTCATTATAATACTCATTACTCTCTGCGTCAAACCCCTGGTCTATTAGGTCTTGATGCACTTGAAAAGCAGCACTCGTCATAATTCTATCAGATCCAAACCATTCATTTTTTTCCGCCCAAGATTTAGCTTTAGTCGATGGTTCTGGATAAGTAGGATTTTGAGGTGCTTGAGTTGCTTGAGAAGTTTTTTCTTTGTTTTTTGCCTTCTCTTCTTCTTCTGCAGCTGTTGTTTTTGCTCTTTCTGCTTCAATTGCTAATTGAGCAATTCTAGTGTTAGCATCTGCAATTTTATCTGCATCTTGTTCAGCGATAGCATCTTTTAAAGCATTTTTTGCTTTTTCTTGCTCTGCTGCAACTCTTGCTGAGTATTGTTCGATATAACTTTTACTAGTTTTATCAAATCTAATATTAATATCATCAAGTTTCTTTTTAACAGAAGAAGCATAATCTAATGCCGCTTTTTCTCGTCTTTCTGCTTCACGATATCTTCTAGTTAATTTACTGATTCTTTTCTTCACAGCATCAGAATAATCTGCTAGGTCATCTTCACCTTTAGTTTCTGATTTGTTTTCTTTTTTTTCTTCTTTTTCAACTTGCTCTACTTGTATACCTTCTATACCAGCAGGTTTAGGTTCAGTGTAACCTAAATCTACTTCTTCTCTTGGTAATTCAGGTTCAGTAGATTCTTTTACTTCTTCTTTAACTTCTACTGATTGTTCTTCAATACCATCCGTGTCTAATTCAACTTCTGGTAATTTTTTTTGTTCTTGTGTTTCCATGTTAGCTCCTGTTTTTGCGTATGTGTTTAATAAGCGTGCAAGATATCCTCTGGATTATTTATTTTACCAATTATCTCGTCATCGTTTAGAATACGGACTTCACCGCCTTCTATTTTAAATCTCGCCCCCGCATAACGGCCAAAGATAATCCAATCTCCTTTTTGACACCATGGTCCATTAGGAAATTTTTCTTTGTCTTTGTAGGCAAGATCTCCAACTTTCAATACATATGCACATACGGTAGTCATTTGTATTGTGTCTTGAGTAGTATCCGAAAGATAAATACCTCCTTTAGTTTTTTTAGGACCTGAGTAAGGTAAAACTAAAAGTCGATAACCCGTAGGTGTAGGCAATCTTTCTAAAAGACTTTTGTCTTGTTCAACTGCTTTAACATCTAGTCTAGTTTCTTCTATTTCGTCTTTGGATTTGTAAGCGTTGAGTAACGCTTCGGTTCGTTTAGGTACTTCCGTCTTGGAAGTCTCTAAGTTCTTTGTCATTTAATTGCTCCTGTTTCTTTTGCAGGTCTTTCAGATCCTGTAGCAAGGACTCTATGCCCTTGACCTGTCCTCTAATATAGTGAAGTTGCTCTATTTTGTCAACGGAGTACACCAACGTTTCTTTTAATGAATCTAAACGTTTAATGGCCACTCGCCTAACTGTTTGAATATCTATATCCATATTATTTTATCCACGGGTAATTACCATCAGGGTATTTTTTTTGCATATGTTTAAAACCATTTAAATACCATTGTTTTGCATATTCTAATTGCTCATCCGTACCACGATTTAATCTAAAATTCAAGGTATAATCATTCGTACAAGCAAAATTTGGATAGTGTTTTTTATAAACATCGAAGATAAACTTATCAGTTCTTTGATTTAATTCTCTAGACATAACAAAAGCATTAGCTATGTTATAAGCCATTGCTCTAGGAATACACCAACTTTGTCCATCAACAAAATAATAACCTGGATTACACCAAACTTCATGAAAACCTATACTTTCAAAAATATCCTTACAAATAAAGTTTCCATCTTTGTCCCAAATATTTCTTAGAGTAAAAACCCATTGAGGTTTTTTATCTAAATAAGTTTTTATAACTGCAGAAGCGTGCCAATATTCAAACCAATCACCAGACCCCACAGGTTGCCACAAATCGTACTTCGTTGAGTAAACAGCAGCGGCGGATAATAATTCAGGTCGCCCATTTGTTACTTTTTCAGGAAATTTATAATGTAAAATATTTTTGGGTTTTAATTGTTTAAGAATATCTTCAACTTTATTATGACCCTCTTCAGAATCTGTGCCAATGGTTGTTTTACAATGTGGATAATTTTGTTTTTGTATACTTTCTATAGTTTTAATTATTGATTCTTCACCTTTTGTTGGTAACCAAAAATTAATAACAACGCTCATGTTTGATCTTTGTATAATCAAACTCTTCTTTTGTCAAATAAACTGCTTTTTTAACAAAGTTGAGTAATTTAGTAGGATTTATGTGTTTATTGTTTTTATACATTTCAGGGTTATGTCTAAAAAGGTTTTTACATTCTTCATAACCAAATCCAACATCATATGCTTCTTTACTCATTAGTCTTTCTTTAGCACCTTGTTTAGAATTAAATAAATCATAAGGTCCTTGGTGTGATTGGAAACCAGCAGAACTTCCATCTAAATCATTAGATGATTCTGGATGAAATAAAGTTACATCAACGGCATTTAACATACCTAAATTTTTACCCAAACTTGCACAAACAAAACTAAACACACTTTCAGTACACCAAGATCTAAAGATATCAGGCATTAAAGCATTAAAATGTTTTAATAAAACAGCATCATATAAAATAAAATGTGCGTTAAAAGATTCACCCATCTTAAAGGTTACATTCTCTCCTTTTTTTAAAATTTCTTTGTAAGAATTGTAATTAGGAGCAAATGTATCACCTAAAACATAACCTCCTGTGATAGCGTTATTATTTTTTACGTGAAAATTTTTAAGTTTAGTAACTACTTTTGTACTAGACAAAATATTAACATCAGAAGCACAATATAAATAATATTTATAACCAGGGTTTATTTTGCAAGCGAAGTTAAAAGTAATATTTACAGGAAGAACATCATCAACGAAATGTAATTTTACTTTTTTATTCTCAAAATATTTTTTAAAACTTTCTTTAGTTGATTGTTTTAAATTACATGCTGAAATACAAAAATCGAAACTATCTTTATCGTTTAAAAAACCTTCAATATTATGTAACCAAGTTTTTGTATTATCTTTTCGAAGACCACACAAATTATAAACGATTAATGTGTCTGGTTTCACACCTATTGTTTTTTATTCATGTTCATGATGTCTGTAGCCTTAAGTCCGTAAATTGCAGCGACTACTGACGCCCATAATCCAACTATCCACCAGGGCATCTCTTGTAATTTTTGAAAATACAAGTCAATCTTCTCTTGCATTTTTTCATCTTCTGCAAACACAGACCAAGCTAACAAAAACAGGGGCGACGAGAGCGTTAAAAGTACGAATTCGTCTTTCCAGTCTCCTTTCTGGTTTTCAGAAATTTTGCCAGAAAATTCAATTTCGCCTCGCTTCATCTTTTCTATGTGCAAAAGTTTAGCTTCTGACATTGCAACGTCAGCTGCTTTTTTATTTTTGTAAATTTCTAAGCCAGCTTTAAAACCCTGACCTAATAATCCCCACGGAATCATAATAAATCCTTATAGTAATCCATTAAACCACCTTTAGACTTTTCAGTTATCTTTTTTGTTTTAATTTTAAAACTTACACCAGGTTCATCTTTAAATTCTTGTCTAATTACTCTTTTAGTTTGTTCAGCGGCTGAAGTTTCTGACATATCTAAACGAAAATCGTTATAAAGTTTAGTAGCTTTGTCTTGTACAAATTTTTTTGCTGCAGGAAATAACTTTTCCCCTTGTTTTGCAAATTGTTTTGCAAAAAATTTACCAACAACAGCTTTAATGGGTGGAACTTGAGGGTTCGGGCCTCTTTTGGGAGGAGGCCCTGATCTTTTGCCAGAAATCGGGTATTTAAGACTCATTAAGATTTTTTAGATTTTTTTCTTGCTTCTGCTAATGCAATTGCAATAGCTTGTTTTCTAGATTTTACTTTCTTTTTAGATTTACCAATATTTAGTTTACCTTTTTTGTATTCTTTCATGACTTTTTTAATTTTCTTTTCAGCCATTTTACCTTTTTTGGCACTCATAATTTTACCAGGTTGCATTTTTTCATCTTGTAAACCCATGCCTCGGCCTTTTGCTTTTTCAGCTCTTAATACAGCAAAATCTTTTGCATCAATTTTATTTTT